TTGTCATTTTCAAAATGTAAACCAACTGGCACATTTTCGCCATTGCGTTCTTGTGTATTGATTGTTATCTCTGCATTATCTTTGTACACAGGCAATTTTAGTAAAATATCAAGCTTGGATAAATTAGGCATGCCGAATGTACCTGCAAATTCGCTGACCGATTTGGTAAATTCTGCTTTGACAACAACTGATCTATCCTCAGCCATTGCATCTAGTTCTGTTGTTTTATCATCGCCAACAATTTTAACTAGGTCAATAAACCCTAGTGAATGTGTGTGCTGTACGATATCATGTAGTGTATCTTTCATGTGTGCTTCTCCTAAATGTTATTATAAGTGTAATTAGATCAAAAGTCAATTTATTTTGTATTTTAGATCTGTTCAATCCGTGTTAAATGGTCTTTTATACTGGTTTTAAGTCCTGATTTAGTAAGAACAACAAATGAGTAAAAATTATCAATATTATAAAAATTTGTAGTAAAGGACAATTCATCTGCAATATTTTCAATGATGTTTTGGTTTACATATGTTATTTTGTGTTCCACAACTGATGTCCATTCCTCTTCACCATCACCATCACTGAAGTGTATTAGAGCTTGTCCACCAGGTCGTAACACATCACTTATTGATTTCATAAGATTTTTAATTTGTTCTATACTGAGATATGGAACAAAGTCAATTGATATAAGAGTACCTATTTGATTATGTGGTACATATCTATCTCTTATGTGTCCAGTGAACTCTAATGGCTTTGCTCTAAACATATTAGGATTAGATTCTCCAGTCTTTGATAATGTTTTCAGCACATGATTCTTTATTTTTTTATCATCGAATATGTTAGTGCATACGTACACAAGATGAGATCTAACAGCATGTTCAACATATTTTAAGTCATTAGCACACAAATAACACCATGGATATCTCCAATCAGTTTGTTTCACACACCAATTTTTAACAAAATTTTTTACTGAGTCAGCATGTTTATGTTTAAGTTTTCTTACATATGCACTGGTAAATCCATACAGTTGTGATTTGCCTTGGTCTTTTGTTAATGCTGTAATTTTTGATTCTGTAGACTCAATCAAGCCTCTGGCTACATTTATAGAATCCTGTATTTCATTTTTCAGACCTATAAAATCTTCTTCACAAGCATTGGACAAAATTTCTATTGCTTGTTTTATTTGACGTCTTGATACCATTATGTAAATAATTTATCAAATGTATTGTCGGCTTCTGAAGCTCCAAGATCCCAGTCTAGCACGCCAATAAGATTGTCAAGTTTTTTGTTAATTAATGTTGCCTCCATTTCATCATCTGCGAATGGCAACTCTTTAAACCATTCTGGAATACGCAATTCATCTGTCGGATATGCAATTGAAGTATATCCCATAGGGTTGTCTTTAAGTTTACACACAATGCATTTTTGTCCATCAATGATATCCATTGAATATCTATCATTGTAAACTTTCTTGAGTGTGTTCCAATTAATAGCTGCTCTCACATGTCCAGGCATGTTTACTTTGCCTTTGCGTTTTTCCCGGGAATGGTATTCAGTAAGTTTGTTTACACGCCTTGGTGATCCTTTTTCCCATCCAGGCATTTTTTTGAACTCTAACCTAAAGTCTGCTATAAAATCCATCACTGCTTCTTCGTTGGCTCCAGTAAGCACTTTGTCCAACACATCTGATAAAAAGTTTTGTATGTATGCAGGAGTATCAGAACGTTTCAAATCCAATCCCATAGCCTTTATTTTATCAACGGGCTCGCCTTCAAGATCATATATCTTCATTGCATATCTTTTCTTAGTGATGAATAACCCTTTGGATCCCACTGCTTCCCTGCCAGCGGCAATCAGTTTACCATATGATGAAGGACAATTGAAAGATTGATCCATGTATTTTTGAAAAGACTTGTTCACCTCTTCAGCAACGGAATCATACAGTTGCACCACCGACTCTGTTGTCCATGGCACGTCCCCGGAGTCGATGTCAGTTTTTAATGGCTTGTATGCACTAAAGTAAACCGAATCTGTATCACCATAAATTATACTTTGTCCCCGATAGTCATAGTCACCACATATTATTTCATTTGTTTTGGCGGCCATATGTTTAGTAATACATCTTCCTGTTAGTGTTGTAGACTGTCCAATTCTTGTGTCAAAAAATCTACATCCTGGATTAAGGATAGCGCCATACAAACTGTTAAGATTAATTTTTTTAACCAGTTGTCTTTTGTCCCAAAAAGCAGTTTCCACAGAGTTGCCAGCATCAATAGCTTTTTTCTTTTTTGCTTGTAGTTCCTGTCTTTCTGCATACCAACGTTCTAAGAGTCCTGGAATCACTCCTGCGAATGCGTGTGTGAATATGGTTCCATTTGCAGACAATATCCAAGGTTGATCATTATTAAAAATTAATTCATAGACTTCTGCGGCACTAAGAATATTTGACTCTCCTGTTTCCCAATCAATTGTGATGCTTTGTGCCCTGTCTTGTCGCATGACAGCTTGATATTCTAATGATCCGAATTCACCTTCCCATGCTCCAGCAAACGATTTTTTTCCCACAGTCATTCTTTCTTCAATTGCTGTTTCTGTAAGTGTCTGACGCAACTGTCCAACAATAGTTTCAGGAGCCATATTCAAAGCTCTGATTACAGATGGATACAGTGAATTAATATCGATCGATCCAATCCAATCCTGCAGTCCTTTTTTAGGATATGCCACATATGCTCCTGCGGCTGGATCCGAGCCTGGCTCACGTCTTACTCTGTCGGGCACAACCATGCCACGCCTGTGTGCTTCATTTATGATGCCTTGTTCTGTCACTGCCACAGCACCCATTGTTGTTTGTATCAACACTGTGTTTTGATGTGCCAATTCATTTGACAGTGCTATAAATTTAAGTTTGTCATCTAGTCTGCCTAACAGTGCAACGTCTTGTCTATTGTATTCAATAAATTTTACAAAGTCTTGATTGTACAGTTGATCCAATGTGCCTTCATAAGGAGTCTTCTGTTCACCAAGTTCCATTTTGGATATAAAGTCCAAAGCATATGAATGACGTTCTTCATATGTGTATTTTCTGTACAACTGCATGTAATCTAAATGCACTCTGCCAATAATATCATATGTAACTTCTTCATTGCCAAATCTTTCAAATGTCCTTTTGCGTGGCAGTGTGTTCCACAAACACAGTCTTCTTGTGTCATCCTTGCTCATCACCTTGGATATTCTATTGACTGTGTATGGAATATCAAAGCCTTCTGAGTTCCAACCGCTGACTGCATCTGCATCTTCGATCAATCCAATAAATTTATCCAACATGTCTGCTTCAGAATCACACAGCATTGTGTTTTCAAATTCTTGTTCGATGATTTCCGGATTCGGAAAGTTTTTGGGAGGAATAGCCAATGACACCAATTGATCCAACCATTGTAGATACACTGTGATAGAAATTATTGGCGCCCATGCATCTGCTGGTTTGGCATAGCCTTTTGCTGGATCGAAGTCAACTTCAATGTCAAAGAATGCAACTTGTAGTTCTGGAGCATCTTTGTTGAGATAGTTTTCCTCCAAGCATCTAAATATTGGGTTGATATCTGATTCATACAGTCTTTTTCCTGACTGCATGTGTACTTCACGTTTGAATTCTTTACCTAATTTGGATGCTATTCTTGATACCGGAGTGCCATATACAGACTTAAATTTTCCTTTTGGGTCATCATAGTATGCCACATAACGGGCAGGATATTCAAAAAACTTTCTTTGCCCTCCTACACGTTCCACCACAGATATCTTGTCTGTGTCTCTATCGAATAGTGCATCCACGTAACTCATTAAATTTGCTTTGCCACCGCTAATAGTTCTTCAAGTTCTTCAATGTCTTGTTTTTCTGCATCTAATGATTCTTTAAACGCAACTGATATTGCTTTTGTAAGCAATGCTGGTTTAATTTGCAACTCTTCTGCCACCGCTTTGACTGTATCACGTAATCCTTCGGATAAATCTTTTACCTCTTGTTTAACTTTTATGCCACTTTCAATGACGTGCTGTACTTTTGCTTGTTCTTCTGTGTTAAGTGTTCTCATACGAATCTCCTTAACACATTATAAAATAAAATATTATTTTTGTCTATTGTTTTGTTTTGGAAATCTTACAATATAGTCAAAATATCTTTTTGGTGGTTTACTTT